CACCGGTCTGGTCGGTGGACTCAGCGTCGGCGAGCTGGATGGCCAGCATGGCGTTCGCCAGCGTGTTGCGGACATCCGTGGCGGTCGCCCAGGCGGTACCGGACGCGGTGGAAGCGAACCCGGCGATGGCAGCGGCCAGGAACGCGTCCTCCCACGCAGCCTTCATCGAGTTGACGACCTGCGTGATGGAGGTGTTGACGCGGTCCATGTCGTTCCGGCGGCGCATCTCCTCGGTGAACTCGATGCCGTAGGCCCGCTTGACGGAACGAGCCGCCTTGCCGATCCCGAGGTTCGCGGTGATCAGCGGGATCTCGCCGCCTTCCGCGACGACGGACGGGCCACCGTTCGCGTACAGCGGGGTCGACTCGTTGTACAGCACGACGCCGGACGGGATGTCCTGCGTCTTGCGTAACACCTGGTCGGTGATGAACTGCTGGTCGGCCATGGCAAGGATGCGCTCCTTGATGACGGTCGGCCGCTTGATGAGCGTGTTGACTGTGAGGCGGTAACCGTCGTTGCTGGAGACGGTCCCAACAGTGGTCTGAGGCATTCTCAGCTGTCCTTTCTAGATTCTTCTCGGATCCGGATGGATCAGCCGAGACGGAGTTCGACGGGGCCCGTGGCGCCGGAAGCGATGGCGGCCTGAGCGATGCCGACGATGGCGGCCGGAGAGTCGGTACCCGACACCCAGGTCACGACGGTGCCAGCGGCGCCCGCCTTGAGGATGTCGAAGGCCGCGACCGTGCCGCCCGCCAGAAGGTTCCACACGCCGCACTTGGAGACGCCGATGTAGTCGACCATCGTGGAGGCGTCGAAGGCCTTGCGGGTCACGCCCGTGCCGTAGGTGATGTCCGCGCCCGGGGTCTGCGTGCCCACGGCGTCATCGATGGCGACACCCGCCACCTTGACGCTGGTGAGACCGGCCTCCTGGATCTTGGTGACGCTGGACTCGGTGACGTAGTCGACCAGACGACCCGCGCGCACAGCCTGGTCTGACTTGACCTGGAAAGTCTGCGGGCTTCCGAACTTGAAAACGGGGCTCACACCCATGATTTCTCCTTTTAGAGTTCCTGCCGGGAGCCCCGGTCAGATGCCGTACTGGCTCGCCCACAACGAGGCGAGGTGCTTGTCTTCTTCGGCTGCCATCGCAGCCTGCTCGTCCTTGTCGGGCGAGAAGGAGTGACCCCGCTCACGCGCCAGGTCGATGTAGCCGGTAGCCGAGTCGAGCAGCTGCCGGACGATGTGGGCGGCATCCACGGAGTCAGTGCCACCGACCGCGTTGGAGAACTCCAAGGTCGCGGCGGGCCCTGCCACCAGGATCGGGCGGGCCAGGTCGACCAGAGCCGCCGGAACGCCCTGCCTGATGTAGTCCGAGCGCAGTGCCGTGAACTGCTGCTCGGCCAGCTGCTGCTGGAGCCGGTTCACCTGGTTGGACAGTTCCACGACCGCTTCAGGCGTCTCGTTGGACAGGGAGACCGATCCGGCCCCCACCAGTTCCCGGGAGGTGTCCTCGGCCTGCGGAGCCTCCTCGACGGCGACCGTCTCGGCGGCCTCGGCAGCGGCAGCCTCTTCGACCTCGGCCTCCAGGCGGGACGCAGCCTCGTCACGATCGCGGGCAGGGGCCCACAGATCGTCTAGACCAGCCAGGTCCGCGTCCGACAGGTCACCCAGGTCCGCGTCCCGGCCCAGTGTGGGGTCTTCGGTGCCTAGGCCGCTGTTGAAGTCGCCAGTCGCCAGTCGCTCGATCAGGTCGGCGTCGGTCGGCTCGGCAGGCTCCTCGGGGGTCTCCTGGGCGACCGGCTCGGCCTCCGCAGTCTCCTCGGTCTCAGCCTCGGCTTCGGCTTCGGTCTCGGCCTCCGGCTCCCCTTCGGAGTCGATGTCCAGCTCCGCAGCCAGCTCGGCCAGCTCCTCATCGGAGAGGGCCTCCACAGCCGCCTCGATTTCGGCCTCCGAAGGAAGCTCCATAGCGTCCTCGGTGTCGAACAGGCGGGCTTCCTCCCCCGGCTCCTCGATCAGCTCGTCCTCGTCGGGCTCGGTCACCTCGGCGGCAACCTCTTCGGAGGGGGCGAACGCGGATGCGAACACCTCTAGCTCCTCGTCGGTCATCCCGAGGGCTTCCAGGTCTTCCGGGGACATGTCGGTAGCCTCGGCCACCTGCTTGGTTAATTCGGCACGCGTGGCCATGTGCTCCAACTCCTCGTAGGAGGTTGCGGACAGATCTAGTACGTTTTCCAGGGCGACCCCGTTGGACAGCGCTACTTCTTCCCAGGCACCTAGTCCTGGAATTACCGGATCCAAGGTGCCAAGAACATGCTGGAGCGCCCGGGGGAAGTGCTTCCCATCCGAGCGCTCATAGTTTTCAAGGATGCGTGCAGAGACGCCTAACTTGGGGTTCTGCTCCAGAACCTGGGCGGCTTCCGGGGTGACCTGGAAGATGCCGTACAGACCGTCCTCGCCGACCTCTACGCCCTGCACCTCACCCCGGAAGCGCTCCGGGTCCAGCGTGTGGGCGTTGTTGGTGTCGGCCAGCATGAACGCAACCTGGTCGTAGGCGCCCTCCTTGTAGGAGTTGGCGAGGTCGTTCAGGTAGGCGTCGTCGAAAGTGATTTTGCGGCCACGGTAGTTGATGGTGGCCTTCGGGAGAATCCGCTTGCGGTAGACCCGCTGCGACTGGGACAGCTCAACGGCGTCACCATCATCGCGTGGCGATAACAGTAATTCGCTGTCCGTCATCCCGTTTACCCCTTGATCTGTCGACTCAGCCTAATACTAAACGAATGATCCCGGTCTTGCCTAGCATCTGCTTTTCCTTCTAGCAATAGATCCGGGAAAAGGAACAGCTCCGGGAAAGAGGCTATTTCCCGGAGCTGTTTGGCAGGCTATTTCAGATGTTGGGTCACGTCGTGCTCCGAGGTCGGGTGCTCCTCGTGGACGGCTTCACAGACTCCGGGCCGTTGCAGCGTTCGTTGCAGCGCTTTGAAGCCGTCCACGTGCAGGGGACCTCAACCTTGATCATCGCCGGTTACACGGTTTTGAAAGATGGACACCTGTAGGGCCTTCCTGCGCGTGTGTGGGCGCGTGTGGGCGTGCGCGCGTATGCAGGCACAGATATAGGCGTAACCGATGTAACCGCAGGTCAGAGACGTAACTTTATGTGTAACCCTATGTGTAACCCGTGTGTAACCAGATGCTTTTGATGAAGCTAGTTGAATCTTGTACGAACTTTGTTAAGACATTTGCAAGATCATCTTCTCCGGTTACACGGCCCGTTACACGCCTGCTGTAACCAGGGGACCCCGTGATCTACGTGCTAGGCTCTGGCCTCACACACGTAAGAACCCCCGACCGGCGGTCACCGATCGGGGGTAAGCGAGAGGTGCGTCTCTCTGTGGTTCAGAATATCTCCCCTACCAACCCACCGGCAACCTCACCCGTTGCTCCTCCTGCCCTTGTGGCCACCACCCTCGTGACCGAAGCAAGCCTTGACACGGGCTGGCTGTCCTCGCAGGGTGGCGTCCTTCACGTACGTACCCGGGCGAAAGATCCACAGGATTCGTCGCAGTACATCTTTGACGACGATGTGTACGGGAACTTCGATGTCACTGCCCTTGGCATCATCGCCGATGACACGACGGAACGCCGGGCCTGGGACGTCGTGATCAAGCGTCAGGACGACGGCAAGGAACTACGCCGCATCCTGGACGAGAAAACCCTGTCCGACCCCCGCAAGCTGACGCTGTGGCTCACCTCGGCCGGAGTCTCCGTGATGTGTCCGGACGGTGCTCTCGGCGGCGGAGCAACCACCGGGGTCCGGCTGCTGCGCTACATCAATGCCCAGAAGCCCCCAGAGGCCACGATCGTCGACCAGATCGGGTATCACCCCGACCTGAACGTGTTCGTGGCTCACGAGGGCGTTCTGAGGCCCGGAGAGACCGCCTTCGACGCCATGGCCCCCTACCGGCCGTCCGCCGCCCTGGCCACCTCCGGAGACGCTCCCTTCGCCTACGGGTTCGCCCCTGAGGGCCTGGGGGAAGTCAAAGACGTCCTTTCACGCGTTCTCACCTTCCACGACGAAACCCCCCTCGCGGTGGCGGCCTCCTGGATGGTGATGAGCCTGATCCAGTCGGGCATCATCCGGCACACGTCGCACTTCCCGGTGATGGCGATAGAGGCCCCGTCCGGGTCGGGCAAGACGACGGGTGCTCTGTCGATGCTGCGTCAGCTGCTCACCGGCAACACGTCCGGACCGTCCCAGGGCACGATTCCGGATGTCCGGCAGAAGATCGCTTCCACCCGGTCAGGGTTCGTGCACATCGACGACCTGGATGAACCGAAGTCGGTGTTCGAGATGCTGCGGCTGTCGACGGCGGATGGCACGAAGATGATGCGGTCCCACGCTTCGGGTTTCACGGCGTCCCAGCACTCCCAGCTGACAGGAACGATTCTGCTCACGGGTGAGCATCTGGGGCTGCGTACTCAGAAGGCGCTCGCTGACCGCATCATCCTGCTGGAGCTGTCGGACCCGACCAGCCGTAAGTCGCAAGTTCCGGGCCGTGAGCACTTGTCGCAGTGGCTGGATGTGACGGCGTTGATGCGGCGGTACCCGGGCAGCGAGGGTCTGGCTGTTCTCGCGGGGACGGTTGTCGCGGAGATCCTGCGCTGGATCGATGATGTGGAAGCGCTGTTGGACGAGGTCAAGCCGTGTCCGGGTCGCCTCGGTGACAAGTACGCGGTGGTCCTGGCGGGTGCTTGTTTCATTGATCATCTGCTGGGTGATCCCAAGGCGTGGATCAAAAAGGGCGGAACCTATCAGCAGGTCATGTCCTGGGTGAAAGAGGACATGAAGTTCGCCAACTCGTGGGACAACGCCCTGACCACGGAGGTTCTCCCCTGGGCGCTGCACGAATACGGCGACTGGTCCGCGCAGGGCATGAACTCTTTCGAACCGATCAAGATCAGCGGCAAGACGTTCGTGACGGCGCCTGCCTTCTACCGGCAGGAAGGAATGCACGGGGACGGGGTTTTCATTCACCCTCGCACGCTTGCTGACGCCTGGGGGGCGTTCAAGGGCCACAAGGCGGAAGACCGCGTGCACTCGGCTGCCGCGTTCGTCGCACAGGCCCGGGTCGCCGGGTTCGAAGAGAAAGTGATCAAGATCAACGGCAAGGCCGTACGGGGCTGGATGCTCCTCGGGGACAAGGTGGAGATCCTGCGCGAACGCGCCAGCTGATCGGTAGAACGCAAAGAGCCCCCGGATCGACGGATCCGGGGGCTCTTTGCGTGTCTTGCTGTCAGGCGGCCTAGCCCTTCGCCCGACGCTTCTGCTCAGCGGCCAGCTTCTCCCGGAGGATCACCTTCTTGCCCTCCCGGACCAGAGCAGCCTCACGGGCCGCCAGCTCGTCCTGCGCTTCCTGCGGAACATCGAAGGGGCCGGTAACCCACTCGATGTCCCCTTCCTCCAGCTGGAACCGCTTGGGCCTGGGGGCTGTGTCCTCGGCCATGTTGCATCATCCTCCATCTACAGTGTGCGGGCGGACCCGGTTAGACGACAACCTCGACGACGAGCCTGCGGGCACCCGTCGGGGAGGCCCCCGGCTCGCTCCAGGAGTCGGACACCACCCGGTAGTGCGTGTTCCTGGGTAGCAGCAGCTCCATCTCGGAGGAGTGGGCGGAGCCCACCGTGTGGTTCAGGTCCAACACCTTCGCACCCGTGGGAATGCGGATCTCCATGTGCACGTGACCGCTCCAGTTGCCCGGCGCCTTCGACGTGGATCCGTAGCCTGGGTCATTGAATACGGCACCCGGCGCCAGCGGCGGCGGTGGCACCGGGAAGGGGCCGCTGCTGCCCATCTGGCGCACAGTCACGATCGGCGACGCAATCCCGGGGGACTTTTCGAAGATCGAGTCCGCGTGAGCGATCACGTTGTCCCACTTGCCGCCCGTGGGGCCGATCGGAGCGATGCCCTTCTTCGAGTGGCCACGCAACTGCTCGTTGATCGGTCCGTAACTGCTCGTGGAGTACATGTACGCGCCCGTCCCGGGACCCTTGTCCGCGTCATCCGGCTTCCAGTCGCCGTTAGCACTCTGGCTCAGGGGCACCATCCGGTAGCCCGCCTCGTAGGAGGACGGGAAAGCCTTCTTGGTGTTCGCGGCGATGACCTCCGGGTCGGTACTCGCGTACTTGTCGCTGCTGTAGACCGGGTTGCTCGGCGTGAAGCCGGGGTTCCCGCTCTTCTTGACCGACTGCTTCGGTCCCCCGGCCTGCGGGTTCTTCACAGAACCTAGCTCGGGAACCTGTCCCGGCAGCAGAACCTTCGACGGGTCGAACGGCCCCGATGAGTGCTTCGACAGCCAGGCCGCCTGCGCCTTCGCGTACTCCGCCTTGTCGGCCGCTGTCGCGTTCGGGCCGTGCGCCTGGTTGTACAGCTTCTTCAGCAGCTGAGCGTTGTCATACTTGTTGTTCGTCAGCCCGGGGAACGTGATGTGCTGCGCGGGGGCAGCTACGGTGTCCGGGGACAGGCTATTGAGGAACGTCTTCGGCTTGAATTCGGCTGCGTTGATCTCCGCAGTACTCGCACCCGCAGCCTTGGCCGCATCCTTGAGATCTTTGTCCTTGTCGTAGTCCCAGTCGTCGCCGTTGTCCGGCAGGTTGTGCTCGGCGAGAGCCTTGAGCGCATCCGTCTTCGCAGATGATGCGCTGGGAGCCGACACGGCAGGCGTAGTTGCTGCCGGTGCCGTGGCCGTCGTCTTGTCCAGCTCCGCCTGAGCGTCCTTGTTCCACTGCGCGCTGAACACACCCTGCTTGAACTTGGCAAACTCCTCCGGGTTGGCGGTCTTCCAGTCGCTGAACTTCTCCTGGGTGAGGTGGTCTCCGCCGTAGTTCTTCGCCATCCACTCGGCCGCCAGCTTGGCTTCCTTCTGCGTCTTGAACTTGTTGCCCATCGCCAGTCCGTCAGCCGAGGCGACCGACCAGCCGGTGCCACCGACCTTCTTGTGGACGACCAGACCCTTCGGGCCTTCAACGACCTGCACCTCCTTGAGATCGTCGCCGCCGCTGGTCTTGAGGCCCTTGCTGCCCTTGGTCCACTTGGCCTTCGGCTTGAACGGGTCCGCCTTCGGCTTCGCCGGGGTTGCGGAAGCCGCCGGGGAGGCGGTGCCTGCCGGAGTTATCCCCTTCAGGTACTCCCCCGGCGAGTTGAACGCCTTATGAGTCTCTTCGACGGAGGCTCCGGCAGCCTTCGCGGCCTTCTTCAACTCCTGGTGCTTCTCCGAGGTCCACTGGTCGTCCGGTAGCTTCGAGTGCTCCGCGAGAGCCTTCAAAGCAGTGTCCTTGGGCGAGGTGCTGGGCGCCGCCGGGGCGGGTGCCGCAGCGGGAAGGTTCTTCAGGAACGAGCCCGCTGAGTACTGGGCGTCCTTCATCTCGTCGGGACTCGCACCCGCAGCCTTAGCCGCGTCCTTGAGATCCTGATAGGTCTTCAGCGACCAGTTGTCCGGGGGGTTCTCCGCGTACTCGGCAACCGCCTTCAACGCCTCCAGCTTCGGGGACAGACCAGGCGCCGCGCCAGAAGGTGCAGCCTTTCCGGGCCCCTTCAGGAAGTCGTCGGGGTGCCCGGCGGCCTGCTTGATCTCGTCCACAGAGGCACCGGCAGCCAGGGCCGCCTTTTCCAGCTGGCCCCCAACGGCCATGTCCCCGCCAGCCTGCTCGTGCTCGGCCAGCTTCTTCAACGCCACGTCCTTCGCGGACATGCCAGCCGTGCTCGCAGCCTTCTCCGCCTTGGCTTCCTGCATCACGTTGTGGATCTCGTCGAGAGACGCACCCGCAGCCTTGGCCTTGGAGATCGCCCCGCTCTTCAAGACATCACCCTGGGCCGTGTGCTCGGCCACCTTCTTGAGGGCATCGTCCTTGCTGAGCGCACCCGGAGTCCCGGCCTTCGCGGATTCGGGGAGCCCGTTGTAGAGCTTCTCGAAGTCCTTCCCGATGGTGTTCTTGTGCTTGGCGATGTCGTCGAGGAAGCCCTCCACGGTGGAGTGTCCGCCGGGGTTGTGGCCGTTGTTCAATGCCTGGACGGCGTACGGCTTGAACAGGGTCTTGAACTGCTCGTCCGGCATGTCCTGGACAGCCTTGATCGTGTGGGCGAAAGCGTTGTCCCCGTTCGGGTCCGGGATCTGGATCTTGCCCGCTTTGGCGGCGTTCCACAGCTTCGGGTACACCGGCACGTCCGGCGGGTTCGGCGTGTAGGTCGTCGTCGGGTCGCCCTTGCTGTAGCCACCCACGCCCTTGCCTACGCCGAACTTGAACGCCTGACCCTGGTCAACCTGCTGCAACCCCCGAGAGGTCTGAAGCCACTGCCCGGAGTGCGAGTCCTGGTTACCCGTGGCGTAGTCCAGCACTTGGTACTGGAGCATCTTGGTGATGTCGTCCGGGGAGAGCTTTTCCGGGTTGAACTGGCCGTCAGGGAAGGCGTCCGTTGATCCCTGGATCATCTCCTGGAGGTGACCCTTCTTGTACTTGACGAACACGGGAGTGGCGAGACCCACCTTGCGGTGCAGTGATGCCACCGCAGGGTCCAGCACCCGCGAGTAGCCCTGGGGATCTTCCTTGTTCAGCCACTCGTTCCCGGCTTCGTCCTTCATCACCTCGTTGCTGTGGGAACCAAGGTGCTTGCCGGTGCCCTTCAGCGCGCCGACCGGCTTGAGGGGGGTCCCTGACGCCTTCGGTTCTGTAGCGACCGGCGGCTTGGGGATCCCGGCGGCCTTGGTGGCAGCGTCCGCATCGGCCTGAGACTTTTTGGCGTCAGCCAGGTGAAGCTTCTCGTAGTCCGCGTGCTTCTTGGCCAGCCCGGTCTTCCCCGCATCACTGGCAGCCTTCGCGGCGTGGGCGTGGGCGTCCGCAGCCTCCAGATGGGCCGCCGTCTTGTCCTTGGCGTGGAACAGCGCATCGGTCGCAGCAAATGCCTTGGAAGACAGCGCCGTTGCCTTGCCCGCCTTCGCCGCCAGCTGCTGATCGGCGGTCGCCTTGGCGTCCGCGTCTTCCTTCATCTTCTTGATCGCGGTAGCGTGGACCATCCCCTGGTTCTTGTGGAACTCCTGGATGCCCGGTCCGTGATCCGCCTTCTTGGCTGCGATCGCCGCCGTGATGTGGGCGTCCAGGGCCTCGTTGTGGGCCTCCACCGTGTTGGCGGCTTGGGCTGCCTCAGACAGCTCCTTGGCCTTGTCCGTGGCGTCGTAAGCAGCCTGGTTCAGCTTGGCCTGGTTCTTCTGCGCTTCGATCTTGGCCGCGTGCTCCGCTTCGGCCTTGGCCTTGTGTTCCGCAACCCCCTGCTCCAGATCCTTCTGGAAGTCCTGGGACTGGTGCATCTTCATTGTGGCCAGGTGGTTGGTCGGCAGGTCGTGCTTGCCGCCATGCTGTAACGCCGCCCCGGCGGCCTTTACGGCGGCACCGAAGGCGTCGGCCTTGGCCTGCATCTCCTCCGGCGTGCCCTCCGGCATGTCGTACGCCGCGTTGTACGCCTGGGACGCCTCGGCGGTCAGCTTGTCGTTCTCCGCCTGCTTGGCCTTCTTTTCCTCCGCAGCCTTCATGGCGGCGTGGATCTTCCCAGCGTGGTTCAGGTGCGCCACCGCGTTCTCGTGGTGGTCCTGAGCGGCATCGTGCTGGCCCGCCGCCAGCGCGGCGGCCTTGGCCGCCATGTATGCCTTGGATGCGTCCTTGTGGGCCTTCACAGCGTCAGGAGTCGCCCCCATCGCACCCGCATCCACGGACGCCTTGTCGGCCGCCGTGGTGGCCTCCTTGTGTTCGGCCTGCAACGCGTCCTGCTCGGCCTTCTTCTGCTTCAAGTTGGCCGCGGCAGCGTTGTGGGCCATCTTCTGCGTCAGGTGATGCTGAGCCTTCTCCTGGTTGCCGATGCTGCTGTGCAGACTGTGCGCCTGCTGGTGAGCATCCCCCGCCTGCTTGTGGGCCGCGATCTGCGAGACCAGGGAATCGCCCTCTTCCTCCGCGAAACCGGCGCTCTTCGTGGCCTTCCCCGCCGACTCCGACTGCGCGTCAGCGGCTTGCTCCAGCTTGTTGTGCAGCGCCTGCTGGCTGTTGGAGATGTTCGTGTGCTTGTCGACGGCCTTGCCGTGAGTGTCGGAACTGTAGTGGTTTCCCGCCACCTTGTTGGCCGCCTGAGCCGCCTTGTGGGCTTCCGCAGCTTCGGCGTGCGCGGCGGCCTTCTCCTTCGGGGACCCCTGCGAACCTTTCGCCGTGGTGGAAAGGTTGTGGGCCTTGGCGCTGAGACCCTCCGCCAGGGCCTTGCGCTTCTCCAGCTTCGCGGCGGCCTCCGACTTCGCGGCCTGTTCCATCTGGGTGGCCTTGGAGGCGTGGATAGCGCTGTGCGCGCTGTGGGTGAGGACGCCGGACTTGTGGGTCGGTCCCTCGCCAGCCGACTGGAAGGCCTTCGCCGCGTTCTGGTGGGCTTCCGCCGCCACCTTGTGAGCTGCCGCCTGTACGGCCTTGGGGTGACCGTCGGAGGTGACCTTCTCGGCCTGGTTGGAGGCGGCCTCCGCCTTGCCCACGGCCTGCTTGACGGCCTCCTGCTTGACACCGACAGCGGCGGCCCTGCTCTTGACCGCCTTCTCCCAGTCCGCCTTGGACGCGTACCGGTCGGTGGCCTTGAACTGCATCTTGCCGTCGGCGCCCTTGGTGAAGTGCCCCACGGTGTGGCCGCCGGAGAGGTGGCCGTGCGCCTTGGCCAGACCGCCGCCGCTGAGCCCTCGGGAGGGAATCAGGGGGTTGATCAAGATCCATCCGTGCTTGTAACGGAATGCTAACGCTCCGGCGGGGTTCTTGGAAAAGTCCAGCGTATGGGGCTGAACTTCCTTTGCACCGGCCGGTAAACTCGTTACGAACGCTAATTCGTACTCTTGGGTAGTCACTTGCTGCCCTTCCTGCGGCCAGCGCGCCGCTTCATCAGAACCTTCTTCGCGGCATCCGCCAGCTGACGCTTGGGCGCCTTCGAGAGCAGGCTGTTCACCGTCATCCGGGCACCGTCCTGCGAGGAGACCGTGGGTACCGTGACCATCCCGCCGACCTCGGCTGACACCCCCAGATCCACCGGCTGGGACAGCTTCACGTCGTTCCGCAACTGGTCCAGCGTCGACGCCTGCTGCGCGTTGTAGCGGTCCAGAAGCTTCTGCTGGGTCGGCGTCAGGGGACGACCGGCCTTCTTGTCCGCCAGAGCCTGCTTGGTCGCAGCAGTGACCAGCTTCTGACGGGCCTTCACCTTGGCCGTCTCCGCCTTGGCCGCAGCAGTAGTCTTCCGCTTCGCCTCAGTGGCGGCCTGCTTCTTGAGACGCTCCTTGGCCTTGGTCCGCCGCTTCGCCTCAGCCGCAGCCCGCCTCTTGGCCGCAGCCGCCTTCGTCTTGGCCTTCGCAGCCTCCGACTTCGCCTTCGCAGCGGCTTTCTTGCCGTCTTTCTCAGCCTTGTTCTTGTACGCCTGCCGGATCGCGTCCTTGGTGGCCGCATCGTGGCCCGCCATGTCCTTGATCTCCGAGGCCGACTTGTCCTTCTGCGACGGGCCGACCGGAGTGCCGTTCTTGTCGACAGGCACCCAGTTGTGCTTCCACCCGACAGCACCGGGCGGCAGCTGGTGCTTGCCCTTCTGCTCGGCAGGCTTCTTCTTGTCCTTGGTGACCTTCTTCTGCGCGGGTTCCGCAGGGGGCAGCGCCAGCTCTACCACCTTGGAGCCGTCCAGGACGCCCCGCAGGAGAGTCATCGGCTGAGACAGACTCACGCCCTTGTTCGGGGTGGTCTTGGCCTTAGCCTTCGCGGCTTCCCAGGCGGCTAGGGCAGCTGCGGATGCGGTGCGGACCTCGGGCTTGACGTTGCCCTGGCCAGACGCCCAGTTCTTGACGGTGCCCAGGGCAACCTGAATCGCCTTGGACTTGTCCATCCCCCGCTTCTCCATAAGGCTGTGGGCGATGTTCTGCACATAAGGCGGCAGGCTCAAGGATTTGTCCTTGAAGAGCCCGGGGCCGCCCGGCTTCCCTAACGGGTGCGGGGTGGTTGCTAACGCCCCGGTCTCTGCACTCATGTCATGCGCTCCAGTAAGTTGTGGGGCTTAGTGGAACGCGGCGAGCTTGATGGTGTTGACGGACGCCGTGGCCTTGACCGTGTCGCCGGTAACGACGTAGGGGAAGTCGCTCGGGTCGAGCAGGTAGGTGGTGCTCGCGGCGAGGGTGTACACCTTGTCCGGGACGACCAGGCCGGTCGGGAGGATGGCGTTGGACTTGATGGCCACGGTGCCTCCGGCGGTGCCTCCGTCGAGGAAGAGCCAGGTGTTTCCGTCGTTGGAGAACGTGTTACCGGCGACGTCTGCCGGAACGGCTGCAAGGGTGGACAGGCCTCCATTGGAGGCGGAAATGACGGTTAATGCGGTAGCCATGGTTTGGTCTCCTCGCGCGAGTGTTTTCAGCTGGCATGCCAGATACCAAACTACCTGTTTATCCGTCAATCTGGGAGGCTAGCACCCATTTCAGGATAGGTGCGCGGGCAGTTCTGTCACCACGGGTTTTCCTGGCCAGGCAGGTGCGGGGAAACAGCGGCAATTCGGGTGCCGGGATCCGGGGTGCAGGCCTTCGGGCGGGCTGTCCGCTGAATAGTTTTTCCCGATGAGCCAGCGGCAGTCGGGTGTGGTGCGGTCGTCGAGGAGGCCTCCCCAGCCGAGGATCTTGCTGTGGGTGGCGGCGGTCATCTTGATGGAGGCTTTGGCGGCGGCTGTCCGGCGTGTGGAGGCCTGTACGTGGGCGGAGAACAGCTGCTTTTCCCGCTGGATCCCGGAGGCGAGGTCTGGGGCGGCGGCGAGCCGCTGGACGGCATTGATGAGGTAGGCGGCCCGGTACAGCCTGTTTTTCTTCTTGATCTCGGCTAAAGGATTCGATCCGGTAACGGTCGGCATTTTGCCGGGTTTGTACTTGATAGCGGCAAGGGCGGCGAGTACGAGCTTTTTCGGTGTCTTCACCGCAACGGAAATAGCCTGTACTGCTGCGAGGAGAGGGGGACCAGCCGCTAGCACAGCGGCGACCGCAGCAATTTCAGCCCCGCTCATTAAAGAGTCCTTTTGGGCCTTTTGCTGAGCTTGCTCCGACATGTTTCCTCCCCTTACTATTCCTTTCGGGTGGTTGGGTGATCGAGCCCCCACCGGTTGAGTTCCGACTCCCGGTGGGGGCTTGGTTTTTTACTTGCCCTTCCCGGCACCCTGACTGCCGGAAGCACCCTTTGCCGCAGCAGCCTTCTGCTGGACCATCTGCGCGGCCTTATTGATCTTCGCCCCGGTCTTCGCCAGCGCCGCCTTGCCCTGCGTGTTCGCCATACCCCTGGCCACACCCGCCTGAGGCCCGCCCTGAGCCGCCATCTGCTTCTGAGCGTCCAGACCCACCTTCTTGGTCTGGAGTTCCAGATCCATCCGCTGGTCGATGCGCTCTTCGAGCTGGGAGAACTCCTTGTTGACTTCCTCCATGGGCATGTCCAGATAGGTGCCCATCATCTTGGTCAGCTCGGTCATGAACGCCTGTGGCACCCGCAACTCGGTGGGGGTCGTGCCGAAGCCCAGCAGGAGGGCCTTCACAGTCTCCAGGTCGCCCTCCGACAGCGGCCCGAACTCGAAGTTCGGGCAGACACCATTCGGCCCGAAGTTGTACATGACCAGGTCCGCGATCACGTAGTTCGTGATGGACTCGGCCAGCTCCTTCGCGGTGCCGGTGAGCGACTGGAGAAAGAAGTCGGATTGGTCTTTGGACAGGGCGTACGAGCCGCCGGGACTGTCGGGGAGGTTGGTGAACCCGGCGAGCACGGAGGCGGCCATCTGGTTGTCCAGGTAGTCGATGAA